CCCCCGCAAAACCTACCGCAACATACGTAGGTGTACTAGATAACCCATGATTAACTACAACGCTAGAGTTACCCGCTAAAACTTGTGCGTAGCCACTATTCTCTGTTACATAGCCAAAATTATCTCTAGTTATTTGAGTTAAAGTAGCGTTAAAAGCAAATACAGAGCTTTGCCCATTACTGAAAAAAATGTTCGCTTCAATAATGTAATTATTTGGCGTTCCAATTAAATTAACACCGTAACCTCTAGTTACGTTGCCGTTATTATGTATTGCCACGCCTGTAATTGATAAAAAAGAAAAACCAGTTGTAGTCACACCATTGCCACCAGATGCGCCTAATCCGTTATTGCGAATCTGTCCACCTGTAAAATTATGCGCCCCAGCAGTTATATTTACCCCATCATATGCGTTTGCATAACAAAGTAACCCTGACCAAATAAATGAGCCTCCTGCTGATTCAATTAAAATACCGCCAGCCGTAGCTAACGATCTTCCGCAACCAGCTACCCATAAACCGTTGGATTGTATTAAAGCACCGCCATTTGTTTTAAAAATAATGCCCCACTCACCACACGAATCAATTGTGCAGCCAGGGTTAAAAAATATCTCTCGATTTTGCGCGCCAGGCTGCAACGTGTCATCAAAATATGCGCCTGTTATACATTCGCTTATGTCTATGCGGTTGTAATAAATTCCACCACAAGCCCCGCCCATCCAAGTGCCTTTTGTTGCAAAAATAATTCGCACATTGTCAGAGAAGTTTAATTCTGCGCCGTAACTTTGATTTGCATTGCCTCTCGCTTTAATCCCCGTTTCGGCAACAATAATTTGACCACCGGAAACAGTACATTCACCGAATCTGTCAAAATAATACCCATCGTATAGTCTATGTGAAGAATATACATTTAAAGAACCTAAATATACTTTTTGCCAAGATGAGCTTGTTATAAATCGACAATTAAAAGCATAGCCTGACGTTTTTACTACCGACGGCCAAACCATAAAATTGTTAAAGTTAAGACCAATTATGTTGTTTGTACCATCACCAATTGCAAATATATCGCCAGATACAAAATTAGGTTGGATGATTGAATCATTACCTTCCCCGTACATACCTGTAAAGTTAACCGTTACATTTAATGTAGCCGTTGTTTTGTAAGTGCCTTGAGGCAGATAAACAAATTTACCTGTGTTTAAGGCTGCTTGAATTGCCGCCGTATCATCGTTAGACCCATCACCAACAGCACCAAAATCTTTAACGCTAACGGTTTCTTGCAGCTTTTGGTGAACAGTTTTACCTACCGCACCGCCTAATGCGCCGCTTGCATTTGATTGTTTAAAGCCAATTAAGGCGTCACCTAATGCTACGTTTGATGTATTAGCAAGTGCAGCATAAATAGACGTAAAGTCATTAACGCTTGGAATGTTGTCATACGACCCAAGTTGCACAAAAAGAGATGTTTTTAAAACAAATTTGTATTCTATGCCTGATGTTAGCCAAACTTCACCAGTAGCAATGCGCCCCGCTGCATCAAGAACAATAGGGTTTGCATGGGCTATTAAACCTGTACTTGATGTATATGTTGTAGCAGGCGTGCTTGTTCCTGCAAGGTAGGTATAAATTAACCCGCCTGCAAGTGGCACACCATTGTTATCAAAGAATTGTGCGCCTGCACCTGCCAAACTGGATAATGTGACCGCCATCTTAGACTCCTAAATTACCAGCAAGCAGGAAAGTATTAGCAACAGGACAGATTGCAGAGATAACAGCATATTGCCCCATTGTGCTAAACAAGCTCGAATAAGACACAAGCGTTTGACCGCCAGCTGCAACAGTTACTTTACCTGCACCGCCTTGAATGATTGTGCAGCCAAAGCCTTTACCTAAACTAGCAGCGCAAGTAATCGTAACCGCTGATGCTGATGTACAGTAAATAATCTTACCGTTGTCACTAGCGGAAAGTGTGCGAGCCGTTGTTGCTTCGGTAATGATGCCAGCAGAGCTAAGAATAAAAGCGTCTGAAGTAATGCTTGTTACTGCGGGGCTTGTCCCCAAAGATACGGCTCGCAAACTCATAGTCCTTCCCCTGCTGTAATTTCAAATGCAGCAGCCGCATCAGCTTCAAACCAAGCGTTGCCAGGCAATCCACCAAAGATTTCTACAGAATACGGTAGCATCCCAAGCGTATTTGCAGATGGTGTACCCGCTACAGGTGCTGTGACCGTAACGCTTTGAGTTGCATTGTTAGGCTGTGGTGGCAACCAAGAAAAGTATTGAGTCGTACCCAACATATTCTTTACCCTGTAACTAGTGGGCTGATTGCCGTTACTTGATTGTACTTGCACCGATGACGTACCGACTAAGTAAGTTGGCCCGAATGGTGAAAATGGACTGTTATAAGCCATGATAATCCTTTTTTAAGAAAAAAAGCCACCCAATTTACTGAGTGGCTTTCTTGACGCTTTGACTGCTTAGTTAAAAGTCAAATCGTAGCCATAAACAAACACATCACAAGTTGCCGCAGCACCTTGAGCAGTCGCTACGTTAAAGTAGAGGTTTTGTCCTGCTTGAGCTGCTGTACTTGCTACCGTACGCTGCGACACAACAGATGCCGCTGTACAAGCCGACAATGCTGCGTTTGCAACAATACCTGTACCACCCGCAGCAGGGGCTGTAAACAGTCCCGCAGCAGCAGTTGTCAGGCTCACGCTTGCATTAGTAACGATAACGTTAGAAACGCTGTAGCTTGTAGTGTTAATGATTGGCAAAACGGTATCGCCAAGAACGTTAACGTTTACACCTTGAAACGATGCAAGCAATCGAATTGCTTGGTTAGTACCCGCAACTTGTGGATGCGAGCTAATGGTGACTGCTGGGCCTGGATTCGCCATGATAATTTCCTTTAAGTTTTTAGATTAACGGGGGGTTTCCCCCCCACTAAATTAGGCTGCGACTCGGCAGGCCAGTTCGGGATACAGAGGAGCCCAGCCGTACAGTACATCTAAACGAGTCGGAATTGAATCGTTGTTGATGGTGTATTGACGAACGACACGAATCGAAAGCCCTAGTTCTTTATCAGAGGCACGACCTGCGAAATGCACACCGTCAGGCAGCTCTAAGTCAGCACAAGCCAATGTGAAAGCATTTTTGTGCATCACGATGTTTTGTGGTGAAACAGTACCAGACTTGTTAAAGAAAGTAATGGCAGCAGTTGCTGAAGTTGTGGGGATTGAAACGTTTTGGAATTGACCTGCAGTAATGACAGCAGGAGAAACCACTACGTTAAACGTTGCACCAGTGCCTGATGCAGCGGTAGTCACAACGAAGCTGCGTAGCTTGTTAGTACCGTATGCAGCACGGTTCTGTGGGTTCACAGCAAACACACCAGCAATCTGAATAGTATCGCCAACGTTAAGGCTGACAGCACCAGTTGAAGTAATGCTGATTGTTGATGTTGATGCCCAACCGCTAGTCAGAAAACCAGTTGCAGTAGTAGTTGCAATGGTAGCTGTACCTGCAAAGTTACCGTAGGTTTGATTGACAACGTTCTGATCCATATACCAGTTCATGCCGCCTGAGTCACGACCCATCATGCCTTTCTTGTACTGATCGGCAATCACGTTCGACGGAACAAATAAGCCCTTGAGCGAGTCAACAATTGTAGCTGAGGTAAATGGCTCAATGATGCAAGAACGCTTACCATCACGAGGTGCGCCTTCGCTGTCCAGAAATGCCTGTGCAGTCAAAAAGGTAAGCAATGCGCTAGGAGTTGTACCTGCAGTACCAACAGTATTGGCTGTGGCGTTTTTAGCCATAGTCAGACCATCAGCATCAACCTTGTTGGCAATCGCTGCGATAGCAGGTTTAAGCACACGATCCGAAAATGAATCGAGGCTCAATGCCAAGTCTTGAGTCGTAAACTGTGTATCAACGTGAAACTGAGTTGACAAGGTAACAGGCACAGAAGTCTCGTTGAAATCTTCAACGTTTAGAGCTGGGCCAGTAGTACCGATGAAACGACCAGGCTTACGGACGTTAACGGTGTTACCGATCTTTGCGCCGACAACAGCGAATTGCTCGTCATATTTGCGCTCGACTTGACCTGTAAAAGTCAATTCGTTTTCGAGAACCATTAAGGCCTCGTTAGTAATCTTGCTAATGGTAAGTAGTTGGTTTGCCATGATAATTCCTATCAAAAATTAGATTCCCATCACCTAATCTTCCCTGCTTTTCTGGCTTCACGCCATTGGCTATACGTTCCGTGAAATTCCCCATCACTTCCTACTGAGGTATCCATCGAACCGCCCGTAGCCCTAAGAGGGTTAATCGGTGCTGGTGCTTTAGACCGCACAACAGGTTTAGTTTCGGTCTTTTCAAACCTAGCTTCTAGTTTCCCTATCTCTCTCAATGCGCTAATGACTGTCATCTTCGACAGTTTTTCAGCGTAATCAGGATTCTCAGCTAAGTGGTACAGGATTCGTGGGCCTGCATCACTTTCTAAAAGAGCATCACGCACCTGGTCAGAAACCATTACGTCAGATGACTCGATCATGTCCTGATAATCCGGTAGTTCTTTCTTAGTAGCCTCTAGCCGATCATTCCAAACTTCAATTAGTTTTTCATGCTCTGCTTGATACTTCTTTTCAAGCTCTACTCGATCACGATTCTTTAACGCCTGTTCAGCAGAATATTCAGCTAACGCTCTTGCATACTCAAAAGCATCGTTGAATTGCTCTGGCTTTGGTTCTTCGTCTAGCGTCTCAACCCGTTGTTGTGGTTGGCTACGCCGTTCTAGTTCCGCTACCTTTGCTTCTAAAGATTCCCTAGCTTCACGTTCACGCTTCGCTTC